ATGCGCCACGTCCGCAATCTGGTCGAGGTTCGCATCGCCCTGGATCGCGGTCACGCCGCCCTTGCGGTTCTGGTAGAAGTCGGTGGTGATGGAGCCCAGCTTGGACTTATGCTCGTCCTCGTAGGTCTTCAGGTCTTCCGGAGAGGCACCTTCCAGCACGTGCGAATAGCGCTGCGGCGCGCGCATGTGCCGGCGCACCACCAGGTCCTTCTCGGTCATCACCAGCTGCCGCCAGACGGTGCGGGTGGCGTCCAGATAGGGGCGACCGAAGCAGCCCCAGTTGTCGTAGTTGTCCGGGCGCAGGCGGACCATCATCAGCTGCCACAACGGGAAAGTGGTGATGACCTTGCCGCCCAGCCAGTCCCACTGCTCGAACGCGCGCTGCGGGTCGATGAAGCGGCCGGCGGCGTTGACGATGGGCTTCAGGGTCTCGGTGGGCATGCGCACGCCGGCGCCGATCACCCGGGCGTCCAGATCGACGATCCACTGGATCGGCAGGTTCCCTTCCATCATCAGCCCGCGCATGTCGCTTTCCAGCTTCTCGCGGCGCGAGAGTTCCAGGCGCCGCTGGAAGTCGCTCCACAGACTCAGCACGCGCTTGGCCTTCGGGTCCACGTTGAGCATCAGGCCGCCCTTGCAGGCCGCGCGCGCTGTGCGCTCGTGGATCCTCTTCACGCGGCCGTCGCGCCGGTCCATGTCGCGAAGGTCCTGCAGGACTTCACGGAAGGCGTAGCTCGGGGAGAGCGTCTGGTACATCAGTTCCATCTGCTCGTCCGGCGTCGTTCGCATGCCGCGCTCGCTGTGTCGCGCCGGGCTTTCGCCGGGCAGCGTCGGTGTCACGCGCGTGCGCGGCCCGGACTTGAAGCTGTCGATGAAGCGGTCGATCACGCTCATGTTGCTCACCTCAGATTCACGTCCGCGGCCAGGATCTGGTCCAGGGACTGCTGGTGGGAAGTCACGACGGTGGCAAAGCCGCCGGTGCCGCGGGTGTTCAGCGCATGGCTGGCGGCCATGTAGGCGTCGAAAAGATCGTCGCCGATCTTCTTCGTGGCGCGGACGTAGCTGGCGTAGGCCTTGCTCGTCTTCTGCGCAACGATGTTGGTCAGCTGGCGCAGCAGCATCGCCATGTCCGCCGCGGCCTGGCTGCTCTTCTCGGTGTCGTCGATGTAGGGGACAGCCACGCGGCCATGCTGGAAGGCGGCGCGCACGCCCTGGGCCATTTGGTGCTTGACCATCCCCTCGAAGCGAATCGGCGCGAAGGTCCAGTCCTTCCAGGTGCTGGCCGTGCTCTCGCCTTCGCCGATCGAGCGGCGATCGTTGGCGATCAGGCCCTCGCTGTAGAGCTCGTCGTTGAGCGTGGTGAGCATGCCGATGCCGTAGGCATCGCCCATCGCATAGTCGGGGTCGAAGTAGCGCCAGAACGCCTTCAGGTCGTTCTTGATCTGCGCCTCGTCCGCGCCGGGCGGCCAGGTCTTGCAGAAGATCGGGATCTCGAAGTTGTTGATCTGCTCCAGCACCACCAGCGCCGAGCGCGAGCTGGTTTCATCCTCGCCGTGTCCGAGGTGGTCGTAGCCGAAGGAGAGCAGCCCGCGCTTTCGATGCTTCTGCCCGGGCATCGGTTCGACCATCTCCAGCCGCGCCCGCACGCCGAGTTGCACAGCCTCGCGCAGCCACTTCTCCCAGATCAGGTTCTTCGCGGTGACGTTCTGGCACAGCAGCTGCCGGATGTATTCCTCCGGCGCCAGCTGCTCGCGCATCTCGTTCATGAAGGCTTCGTTGATGATGCCCATCTCCATGCCGAGATAGACATCGACCACCGGCAGGATCCGGTACCGGCCGGACTGCACCATCTCGTGCAGCGTGTCCGCGCCCTTGTAAACGCCGGTGATGCGGATCTGTGGCTTGTTCTGGCTCTCCTTGCTCGCGCCGAGCCGACGAGAGGAGCCGAGCATCAGCAGGAAGCGCGAATACAGGCGGTCCGCCGGCATGTCGTCCACTTCCTCCAGGCTCGCCAGCGTGAGGTCGCCGCCGTCCACCTGGGCCATGATGCCGTAGGAGCTGACGACGGAGCGATTGCTGAACTGGTACCGCGTCTCGCTGAACTGCTTACGGCCGCGGTCGTACATCAGATAGGCATCGAGGATCGGCGAGCGGCGGATGGCCTCCAGGTGATAGTTCAGGTTCACCTTGGCCTGAGCCTCGCGTGGCGCGACGATGCCTTCCTCCTGGTCGGAATTCGTCGCTACGTACTTGAGACACCACAGTTCCTTCGTGGAGGTCTTGCCGGTGCGGCGGCAACTGAAGTCGATGGTCTGGTCGTTGCGGTCCATCTCCTCCATCTTCAGCAGCTGCATGGAGTCCAGCTCCACGTTGTGTACGTGCTTGTGCCACATGAAGTGATCGCCGGCGTAGCGCATCACCTCCCGAGTAGCGATGCTCTGCTCGCGCAGCCGCTGGGCAGGGCTGATCCGCTCACTGCCCATCGGAGTGTTCCTGCGTCTGGTGCTCGATCAGCACCGGGTCTTTCAGCTTGCGTTGCTGCGAACGCTCCACCAGCCCGGCCAAGCCCTCCAGTGCTTTCGTCGCCCGCTCCTGGAACTCCAGCGCGCTCTCGGCCTTGGCATTGTCGGCGTCCAGGAAGCCGCGGATGTTCTCCTGCTCGTCCTTGACCTTCATCGTCATGCCGCTATCCGGCAGGGTCATGCCGTTGCGGTTCATGTACTCGATCACGTACTTCAGCAGGGGATGCGCCTCGACCTTCTCGATCGTGCGCTCCTCACCCATCCCATCGGTATAGGTCGCGACATGCAGCACGCCGTCCTTGTCGAACTGCCACTCCGGTGTCCGCAGCGTCATGCCGTCGCGGATCACCGTGCGGATCATGTCGTTTACCATATGGAAGACCGCGGCCTGCATCGTGGCCGCGTGCTGCTTCAGCATGGTCGGATCGCCGGCGTCGAAGGCGATCTGGAACTGCATCATCAGCTCGCTCTTCTTGAGGCAGCCCACCGGGTTCTTCCGCCCGGGCAGGGGGCGGATGTCGCAGCCGTGGTTGAAGTGCTCGCAGGTCTCGCACTCTGGATACACGCCAGGGCGAGACGGCCAGTACAGCGCAGTGCCAGCGAAGGCCCCATGCTTCAGCGCGTTGAACCGGGTGCGCTTGGCTTCCTCCGGCGTCGGGTGTCCGGCCAGCCGCTTGGTGGCCGCCGCCAGCCCGTCCGGGGTCCGAGGACCGGTCGCATGCGCATGCGCCTTGGCTAGGTTCACCTCCCAGGCCGCCTGCGCCGCCTGCGCCCCACAGCTGGGGCAGTCGGCAAAGTACTCGGAAGGCTGCCACTCCCGTTCCGGGCAATCGACAGTCGCCGACGGCTCAGCCTCGAACCGGTCGCCGCATTTCCTGCAATGGAAGTTGAGCTTGAGTAGTTCCGTCACGCCACCCGCCTAAGCCTGTCAGGGAGTAGAAACGTAACGGTTTTGGTTCCCAGCACGCGCGGGACGGGGAGCCATTTTTTCAAGGATCCAGCGCCGTCCAGAATGCGCTGCTATCCAAGCTCTCGGGGCCTGTCTCGCGACAGGCCTTTTTTTGTGGGCGCCGTGCGAGGCCGGGCGCCGCTGAGAGCTGTGCCTGCTGCAGGGTGAGGGACGCGGGGTCGCGTTCATGTTGAGGCTGCGCTCGAGGTTGCTGCGGCCCCATATTGCTGCTTTGCAACATTCGAGACGCAATATCGGATACCATGCGCGTCCGCGGCGTTCTGCCGCGTTGTTTCATCGAGCAGCCCCCAGGGTCCCCGGCTTCGAAGGCGCAGTCCATCTGCCTTCATCAGGAAAAAGCCTCCAGCCCTTGCGGCCGAAGTCTTTTTCCGCGTCTGCCGGCCTGCTTATGCCTGCAGTGCACTCTGCGCTGCGGCCGGTCCGCCGTTCAGAGCTTTTCCATGCCTGAGGTGGTCCTGTGTCCGAAGAAGAAAACTCCCTGCGTTTTGCCGATCTTGGCTTGAGCGATTACGTGCTCGAAGCACTGCTCCAGGTCGGCTACGAAACGCCGTCGCCGATCCAGGCACAAACCATCCCGTACCTGCTCGCCGGCCGCGACGTGCTCGGCCAGGCACAGACCGGCACCG